TGTTACACAAGAGCAAGAGAAGATTGAAATTGAAGATATGCGTAATGCTCTTATCGGTTCACTTCAAGCATACACACAAGCCATTCCACAAATGGCCGCTAGTGGACAAGATCCTTCTGACATCGTTAGAAAAATTGCTGAAGTTATTAAGTCAAGACAAAAGGGACAAGCAATAGAGGATGCAATTGAAGAGATATTTGCGCCTCAAGCGCAACAAGTTCCTCCTGCTGGCGCACAAACTCAGGTTGAGCAAACGTCCCCTGCTCCCTTTTCTGCCCCAGTAGGAGGTCCTACACCTGAAGAAGGTATGGCAGAACTACCACCACAAGAACAAGCACCAGATATTCAAAGTCTTTTATCTAGCCTAACATCAGGTGGCGAAGCAAACGCAAGTGTGAGAACTATTCGTCGTAGATAATTAAGTGGGGGATGATGACAGCAATAGTTGGTATTCAAGGAAAAGGCTGGGCTGTTCTAGCAGCAGACTCAATGACTACATATACAGATAAACCATATGTGGCTAAAGGTTGTGAAAAGATAGTTAAGGTTGGAGAATACTTAGTTGCAGTAGCAGGTGATGCTATAGCGGGAGATATCCTTAATAATCTATGGCAACCACCTAAAGTAATTAAAACGCAAGATCCAGATAGATTTATGATGATTAGAGTTTTACCATCTATTAAACAAGCATTAACAGATGCAGGATATGACCCAGCACCAAAGAATAAAAACGATGATGATTCTGGTTGGGATGCATTAGTTTGTTTTAATGGAAAGTTATATCAAGTTAGTGATGACTATGGATATATGAGGGATGATAAAGGTTTGTACGGAATAGGTGCTGGTGGTTCTCTAGCCTTAGGCGCACTATCGGCAATGGAAATAGAAACAAAAACACACGCTAAAGCATCAAGTGCTGCTAAGAAAGCAGTCAATATATCAATTCAATATAATGTTTGGTGCGGTGGACCAGTCCATATTAAAACACAATTTACTAAGTAGGAGGAACTATGGCAGAGAATAGAGGCGGTTACCGTCCAACTGCACCACAGAATAATCCTGCAAACATATCAGCAACTGGCGGAGCAGGACAATCAGGAACACAACCTGCACGTTATATGTCTGGCTTAGCCTATGGACAGGGACAAGCACAAATGAATCAACAGACTGCGGCACCTATGGCTGGTAATCCAGTTGCAAATGTTGCTTTAGTAGCAAGACCAGAACTTCCTCAAGTTATAGGATTGACTGATCCTTCAATGCGCCCAGAGGAACCAATTACAAGTGGTATTGATATGGGCCCAGGCCCAGGTTCTGAAGCATTAATTTTTCCAGCAATGGTTCCAGAACAACCAAGTGAAACAATTCAAATTATTAAAGTACTATACCAACAAGATCCAAGAAATGAAGACCTAAGATTTTTAATTGAGTCGCTACCTCAAGCAGGTCAATAGTGTCAGTAAAATTTACAAAGGATGCCAATGGAAATATGGTTGGCAAAAATCAGATAACTAATGTTTTAAATCAAGCAGAGTTAGATGCTCAGGCACAATACGCTGCCGCTGCTAGAATAGATCCATATACAGCACAAAAGATTAAAGACAATGCTGCTGCTGGAACTCCTATGTCTGCTGGCGTACTTGGCGCAATAAGCGCTGCTGGAATTTCTGTAAATAGTGCAATTGGAAACAATATTGCTACAATTGACTCCATAACAAGAGAATCTAGACTTGGCGATAATATGAATACCAAGTCACAACAAACTGCAGATGAAAGCAACATTTTTTGGCGAACAGTTAAGGCTGGCGTTAGAGGTGCTTCTACTGTATGGGGTGGCATTTACCAAGGATTAAATGCTCAATACCGTACTGGAACACAGATGGTAAGCCAAGCAGCACAAAATTTTGCTTTAGGTGTTGCTGGAAAAGGTTTACCAGTTCAACCTCAAGTCTCAACAGACATACCAAGTGTGCCGTCACAAACAGTTGCTGGTCAAATTATTATTGATGCGATAAAAGATGTTAAGTCTGGTAAAATTCCAAGCGCTGATTTAGGAACTGGATTCTTTCCATCTGAGAGTACTGGTGCTGGTAAGGCTGCCCGTGAGGCAAGTCTTGCTTCTGCAAAAATTGCAGTTCGTGATTCAAGTGGAAAAATTATTGGGTATCAGCCACGAACAATATTAGGTGATGCTTATTCAAATATCTTTACACTAGGAAATCCTGAATCTTCACAGGGCGCAGTAATTTCTGCAGTTGCTGATATTGTTGGAAGTTTTGCTTTTGATACTGGTATTGCTCGCGCAGCAGAATTAAAGAGGCTAGCAAAGTTAGCATCTCAGGCTCGAGCCGAAGGCGCAATGGACGTTGTTGCCAAAATTGAAGATCGTGTAACTAAAATTAAAGAAGCAGAGCAAATTGCTACAACTGCAAAGAATGCCGCAATTAAACAGGTAGATGAAGTATCAGAATTAGAAATTAAAAAAGCGTTACTAGATGCAACAGAATCTAGGGCTGCGTGGGACGGCAAAAATAAACTTGCAATTGATGGCAGCATTGGTGTTCGCACTGCCACAAATAGATTAAATCAAATTACAGCAATAGCAGAAGAGCAAAAAGCACAACTGGCAACTCTTACTAATAGATTAAATGATCTGACAACTGCAACTAATGCTCCAGTTCAAATAGCAAAACTTGAAACTACTATTGCTAAAAAAACAAATGATCTTGAAAATTTAAAGAAAAGTGTAGATGAAGTTATAGCAAGTGGTAGAGTTCCATCTAGAACCGCAGATGATTTTGCTAAAGATCAAGCAGAGATTGATGCTTTAATAGCACAAGTTGATAACTTAAGAATGCTATCTGAATCAAATCCTAATGCAAATATAGAAAAAATTCAAGAAGTAAAAGATGCTATTGCTCAAACAAAGAAGTTTTATAATGAGGCTAGAACTGCAATAACTGGTGCAAAAACACAGGTTGCCAAAAGAACCAGAGACGCTAAGATTGCTTCTAGGGCAAGAGAAATTGCAGCAACTGATTATGCAAAGAATGCTTCTAAGTCTAGAAAAATGTCAGAAATTCTTGCTGATAAAAATTTATCAAAGGATGAAAAACTTACTGCTTGGGCTAACTCACTTGAAGTACTTGCTGGAATAAAGCAAGCAAGTGGACTACCTGAATTTTCATATAATAAAGTTGCTGACTTTTTGACCGCTGGTTATGGAACTAAAGGCTTAGATAGACTTGCTGAGATAACTGACTGGAAAGAAATCTGGAGAGCATCTAACGGTAAGATTGACTCAACTCTTGCTCGCAAATTAGCAGATGCTAAAACACAAGATGAAGTTTTAGAAGCAATTGCACCATTCATTAAACGTGGTGACATTAATGCTGGAGATTTAAGACCTGGTATAATTGAAAGATCAGGTGCAAACTTCTCAGAAAAAGCAACTGCTATTAAAGATAAGGCTCAGTTCTTATTACCTGCAGCAAAAGTTTTAACTGGCGTTGGTGCTAGAGTTCAGTATCGATTAAAAGATCACGCTAAGGTTGCAGCCCTTTTTGATACATTCCAAACTGGAGCCAATAAAACTAAAAAGTTTTTATCTAAAGAATACAATACGATCATTAAGTCTGGTTCTTTAGTAAATATACACGATACAGAAACATTGCTGCAAACAGTAGACAATTTTGGTAGAGCCGTAAACTTAGAGACAAAAGTTTTAAACAATCTTATAGAAGAGATTGCTACAGCGCCATCTTCTGCTATACGTGGATATGCTGCCTCTGTTAAACTTATGAAAGCAGTCTTTGCTCAGTATGAAGAAAAAGTACCTGCAAGAATGAAAGATTCATTTAAGAGAGCAACTACAGCATTTGAATCCAGCAACGAGGAAATGTCTTCATACTGGGCTACACGCCATATCAATGGCGCTAAATTACAATATGTAGACCTTGCTGGAAATAAAGTGGTTTTGCCTGGTCCACACCTAGACTCAGAACTTTTAAACTCTACTGTATACCTACCATCTCCAGCAGAATATATTAAACTTGTTTCTAAATTAGCAAAATTACCTGCAGGCGGAAAAAGCGTTGAGGTTGCTGATACTTTAATTTCTAACTGGTGGAAAAAAATGCAGTTGGTTCGTCCAGCATTTGTAATTCGTAACATTGCAGAAGAACAACTACGTGTATTTGGAACTGGTCACATATCGCTATTAAATAATCCTGCTATGGCCATCTCTATGTGGATGGGTAGAGAAGAAGGTCCGGCCTGGAGACGTCTATTATTCCAATTTGACGAACATAGAAATAACCTTATGGGAGATACCTTCTCTACTGGTGATGATATAACTGACGTAGTCCAAGAAACTATTGCTCATCAAATTAAAAATTCATATGTAGATATAATGTCCGCTGATGCTAAGGGTTCATTCGATGATAGAGCGGTAAAGGTTCTATCATTTAAAAATGTTGGCGCTGTTGGCTATGGTCATAAAAGATTTTTTGATGGAATTGCAAATCAATTACGTATCCTAAACGGTTCTGAACTTGCACGAGTTGTGGCTGGTGCTACACCAAAAGGTGTCGACGATGCTATTAAGGCTGGTGCATCTAGAGAAGATGCTGTAATTGATTACTTCTTTAGTGGTGCGGGTCGTAAAACTCTAGAGAATTTTGCCGCATCTACACCTGATGATTTTAAAAACTTTATTTTTACAAGAGATGGACTAAAGAAGTATCTTTATACAGCAAAAGATTCAAGCAATAAAGACATTTCTATTTTAGCCCGTGTTCTCGAGGTTACTGGTGGAAACGCCAACCTTCGAGAGATAGTTGCATATGGTACTACAAAACTGTCTGACGTAAAGTATAGAATTCCAAGGGCTGAAACTGAAGCAATCAATTCTATATCAAATGCAAAGCAGATTTCTAATGGTAAAAAAGCATTATTAGACGCTCAGGCTCAATTTGCTAAACAAATTAATGAGGCATTTTCTACAGTTGGAAACTGGGACAATGTTTTAATGAATGTTCCGTCCAAGAATTTGGCATACTTAGAAGGTACTGCTAGCGATAAGGGCATTGTAACTAGATTCATAGATGGATTCTTTGATATCTCTACTCAACTTGAAAAGAATTCTACATTTGGCCCAGAGTTTAGGCAAGCATACTGGGATGCGATTAAAGATATATCTAAAGCGCTTGACTCGAATGCTAAAACTCAATTAGAAAAAGTTGCTCAAGACTCATTAAAGCCTATCTTATTTAGAGGATCAAATATTGGAGAAAAACACCCAGTTTGGTCAGCCTTTAGAAGCGCAACTGGCGACGGTCCACTTACTATAGCAGACGCACACGCATATGCTGATAATGTAGCACGTAAACACGTAAAAGAATTATTTTATAACGCAAGCAATAGACGTCTAATGTTCCATCAACTACGGTTGATTGGTCCATTTATGAATGCTTGGGAAAATACATTAAAAAGTTGGAGTATGATTGGTATTGAAAATCCAATTCAAGTATATAAGGGAATAAAAACTCTTGAATGGTTACAGTCACCAGAATCATCATCTATATATCAGTTAACCGATGCTCGTGACTTCTATGATCCTAACCAAGGATTCTTTTTTACTGATCCAGAGACAGAGCAAGAAATGTTTTGGGTTCCATTTACTGGAACAGTGTTATCGAAACTTGCTGGTGGACTAACTGGAAACAATTACAAGGGTGCCCCGATTGCTTTCTCAAGTAATCCTATGTCATTTAACTTTGCTCTTGGTGCTGGATCAATCCTACCAGGTGTTGGACCTGGAGTTACTATTCCTATTAGTGCATTAGGTACTTGGAATCAAGGCTTTATAGACAATATGCCAGAAGGAATTAAGAACTGGCTATTCCCATTTGGAACTTCAGATTTTACAAGAGGTCCACTTGGCGCTGTATTACCAGCAAACTGGAATAGAATCTTGGGCGGTGCCCTAGGATTTAAAGAGACATATGCTAGCGCATATAAACCAGTACTTGCATATCTTTCTGCTGGTGCAAATTATAATTTAGATAATCCTGACGATCAGGCTAGACTTGCCGCTGACACTGACATCTTTGCCCGTTGGTTTGGTGTAATGCGTGGTATAACTGGATTAGTTTCACCTTCATCTTTACAGATCAAGGGTCTTGCAACAGATGGAACTGGCGATGCCCTTACCCAAATGGCGCTATACAAAGACTTTCAAGACATACTAGTTGCTAATGATGGCAACTGGAATAAGAGCGTAGGTGAATTCCTAGATCTATTCGGTGCTCCAGCAATATTTGCTATAACTGGAACAAGTGCTGGAGATGCTCCATCTAACCTAGATTCATACAAGTTCATCACCAAATACCCTGATGTGGTATCTAAGTATGGTGATATATATGGATTCGTATTCCCTGGTGGTGGGTTATCTCAAGAAATGTATAAATGGAATTTAATAAGTGGGAAGAAAACCAAACTTAATCCTACACAGATAATTGAAAAGGCAAATAACTATCGTTATTATGCAGCACACGATATGTTGTTAGCCCAGGTCGATGCTGGCCTAATGGATAAGAACCAACTTAAGGATGCTACCGAGTTATTAAAGTTATCTATGAACGGTGGCCCAAAGGCTAGTTCTGATTACAATAGATTTGATAGGGTTATATTTCAACTTAAGAATCTAGCAAAAGATGAAAGATTCTTTGATGTCCCATCAGTTAAAGCACTACGAGATTATATGTATCTGCGAGATATTGCTCTTGCAAACCTAGGTAAAATAAGTACAGATAAACTAACTGGCAGTAAACCAGAAGTTGTACAACAAAGAGCCTGGTTATCTGAGCAGGCAATATGGATTTTAAAAGATAATCAAGATTTTCAAAAAATATTTTATAGATTCTTCGCTAATGAATTGGAAGGTAACTAATGGCCAGTACCTATGAACAATGGTTAGCCTGGTATAATGCTAATCAACCAGGTTATTCGCAAGAGTTAAAGGAAGCACAGGCCAGAAAACAAGTATCTATTGGCAATACAGTACCTACTGCATCACAACAGGCCGCTGGTGTAGGAACATCTAGTGTAAGTGCTAAGGCTCAGGCTGCTGCTGCAGCCAATAGTTCAACCACTGTCGCTGGTAAGAGTGTTCAACAGGGAGGAATCCCAACAGTTGGAGTCGATCCAATAACTGGAAAGCCATTTAAACCAGCAACTCCAATATATGTTGAGGGCGCTGAGTATGACTATTTAAACAATCTTCCTCCACTAGAGCGTAAGAAACTTCAACAAGAAATGTATGCCTTAGGTCTTTATGGGGAGAAAGCCCCATCATACACATTCCTAGATACAGCCGATTATGCTGCTGTTAAGAAACTTCAGGTTGCTGGAGCGCAAATAGGTAAAGGTGATATAAGGGATGTTATATCTCAAGCAAAAACAGATAAGGC